ACTTTTGAGACGATAAACCAAAAAATTACTGGAATGACTGATTTATATATAAATATGTTTTGAATATCTTAAAATTTAAAAACCATTCTGGTGTTTATATAGTAATTTATAAGCGGTTATAATCGAAAAATAAAAAGTTGAGAATAGATAAGTTATAGTATGATAGAAAGAGATTTTGAAAAATTATCATTGCGTAAATTTAAAATGAAAAATATTTTACCAGATGCGACCATACTTATCCTTGGAAGAAGGCGGAGCGGAAAGAGCTTTCTAACAAGAGATATTTTTTACCATCATAAAAATATACCATCTGGAGTTGTATTTTCTGGAACAGAAGAAGCTTCGCCATTTTTTGGGAATTTTATACCAGATTCGTTTATTCACTCAGAATACGACCCTGAACTGATGGAAAGTATAATGAATCATCAAAAAAAGAAAATAAGAGAAGCTAAAGCCGATGGATTATCTGAATCCGGAAAACATGCTAGTAATAATCTTTTTATAGTTTTAGATGATATGTTACACGATGCTCAAAATTGGAAAAAGGAAAAAACTATTAAAAGTATTTTTTTCAACGGTCGTCATTATAATTTTTTATTCATTTTAACAATGCAATACCCATTAGGTATTACTCCAGAATTACGTAGTAATATAGATTACGTTTTTATATTTAACGAACCTAGTCTTAAAAATAGACGAAAAATATACGATGATTACTGTGGGATGATACCAAGCTTTACGCATTTTTGCAACATATTAGATGCATGTACACAAGACCACGAATGTCTGGTCGTAAAAACGTCAACTAACAGTAATGATTTACGAGAACAAATTTTCTGGTATAAAGCAGATGCTCATCATAATTTTCAAGTAGGACATCCAAAATTATGGAAATATCATTCTTCTAATTACAATAAAAATTACGAAGATGTAGAACATAAAGACCAAGTAGAAGTGGATAAACTAAAAAAGAAATTTGCTAAAACACAAAAGCTTAAAGTCATTGTTTCAAGACAAGGTGATATTGTTGGTTATAAACAAGACGATTAAACATAATTTTACCGAAGAAAAAGAATATGCATTTAAAATCTTATTTAAAAATAAAATATTATATTATATTATAATATACTTTTACCAAATGAAAGAAATAATTGAAGAAAAAACCAAATTAATTGAAGAAAAAAACAAATTAATTGAAGAAAAAACCAAATTAATTGAAGAAAAAAACAAATTAATTGAAGAATTAACAAAAAAACCTGAAACTTATAAATACTCGAAGGAATACTCAAAGGAATACGGTATGTTACATCAATACGATGAAGGTAACAAAGTAAAATTCGAAAGATCATTTGGATTTATATATCTATAGTAATATTATATTCTACTTGACAATTATATCATACCTGCCATTTTTTAATAAACGATTTAATTTTCTAATAGTATATTTTCTTATATAATAATCAATCCACGAACTTCCGTATTTATAAGCATAATTATTATACTTAATTAAACTATCTATACATTTAGTTATACGTTTATCAATAGGTGCATTTAATTTTAAAATTATATTCTTTAAATCCGCATTACAATCCTTATTAATAATAATCATATTAATAAGTTTTTTATTTATTTTTTTCAATTTATTACTTTACTGTACGTTGTCTCTATTTATATATCTCCATTACTTTTCAAATAATTATATGTACGACCACCTATTTTAATCCTTCGTCTTGTTAATGGATTAATCATCCAAATAGAATTGTTTTCTTCTTGGTCATTTTCAATTTCTTCTTCTTCTTTTGATATTATATTTAATTCTTCTATTAATTCACGTCTACACATTGGGCATATATTATTATTGAATTGAATATGACTTTGCAAACAAGCCTTATGAAACGAATGTTTACATACTAATGTAACAACATCGTCGTTAAAAGTACCTTGCCGAACAGATGGGTTCGCCATCTGTAAGGTACCTTGCTGTCTAACAACATCGTCGTTAAAAGTACCTTGCCGAACAGATGGGTTCGCCATCTGTAAGGTACCTTGCTGTCTAACAACAGTTGTATCATAACAAATGCAGCAATCATAATCCATATTAATAAATTCATCGAATGAAGAAATCTGATGAGATTCTTGAAATTCAATATAATTATAATAATATTCTAAAAGACCTGAAATTCTCGAATAATTAATTGGAAATGTTTCTATTTCAAAACATCTAGTTTCGTAATATCCAGATGGGTATATTTCCGATAACTCGTACAAATCATTAAATATACTATCAATATTTATCAATAAATAATTGTGCATAAATTCAGTAAAAAGTTCAATTGTCTCGTTTTGCAAATATCTAATTAGACACGATGACCAACTTTGATGTTGCACATAGTCTGTATAACTAGGATCATCTCTGCCTCCAGGTTCATAAGTATAAGGATTATTATCCAAAAAAGAATGAAATGTTAGCAAAATTGTTTCTATACCCATACTAGATGTCCATTTTTCAAATTTGTCATCTCCCCATGTATTTAATATGGTTGCACAACATTTACCATTTTCATACATATTAGGATGTATACGGACTCCATCGTAATTAATAAAAGTGACTTCTGGAGGAGAATGAGGATAATTATCTGGTATCATAAAATCTAATCTTATAAATTTGTGTCTATAAACACTATCAGTAGGACCTCGTATAATTGTATGGAGTTTATTAATATTAGTTTCATCATAATAAATCAAATAATCATTTATATGTAGGTCACGCTGTGATTGTTGAATATACAATTGACGAATTTCTTTTTGAAATCTTTTATTTGCATTCATTATATACATATATCATTTGTTTTTAAATACGTTACGGGGGTTTTTGGTTAACCTTTTTTTAAAAGGTTTGGTAACTATTCTTTTGTAGTTAATTTACCGCGTTTGTATAAATTAAATAGTTTTTCTTTAATAGCATTTTCTTTTTCGTTTTCTTTTTCTTTTTGTTGAGCAATTTTAGGATCTGGAACATAGATAATATTATTTTTTAACTGGACACTCCATGTAATGTTTTTTGCTGTATTAACCAACATAATATAATCTGGAAAGGACACTTTCATAAGTAGTCCGCCTGTTCTAAATTGTTTTGTATCTGTATTGTAATATCTAATCCACGTTTTAAAATTTGGTAATTGTGTCAATAATTGTTTTTCTTTCATTGTTTTTAACGGTATATAATTTTCTAGACGTTGTAAAATTTCATCTCTTGAAAAATTATCTTGACGACTTCCACCTTTTGGTTTTTTATACCCTGTACTATTTAAATTACTATATTTAACATCTTTACAATAAACAGAAGCACTAGCTCCACCATCAGAATAATATTCCTCTGTATTTTCTGTTTCAGTTCCTGTTTTTTTTACAATATACCCACGTCTCATATTTAATTTTTAAAAATAAAAAAAGTTTATCAATTTTTATTTATTAGGTTAAAGTATATGTTCGAATATCTTTACAATATATTATTTAGATGTAGAGATGTAGATGAGATAATAACAGGTTTATGGTTGGGAAATTACAAATGTGCGTTAGATAAATCATTTTTAAAAGCAAAAGATATTAGTGTTATTATTAATTGTACGCCTAATAAACCTTTTATTACAGAAATGGAAAATGATGACGACATCGAAACATATAGGATACCAGTAAATGATAGTTTATTAGAACGTGATTTTATACTTATGCAAGATTATTTTAAAATTATCTTACCACTGTTAATAAAAAAATATATAATTGAAAAACGATCAATTCTTATACATTGTCAAGCAGGAAAACAAAGAAGCGCTATTTTAATGGCGGCCTTATTAAAAATATTACTTGATAATGAGTATATTAGTTTAATCAAAATACCACCTTGCATATATGGAAAAGAACAATTTCAACATATATGTAATTATATACTGTTAAAACGCCCTCAAGTTTTCACATATGGTTTACGTATTAATTTTGAACCAACTTATACAAGATTTTTTAAAATAGGTATTTCTAATTAATTTTTTTATAATTTTTTTATATTCTATTTATAATGGAAGAAAGTATTACAAATAGAACAGAGAAATTTGTAAATTATATGAATGTATATACGAAATTGTATCTTGATAAATATGTTCATAAAACTATAAAATCTATTTTTTCTAAATGTAAAAAAATATCTAGTGGAATAGAAGGAATTATATATAAAGCCATTTTAGGTAAAAGCAATGGAAATGTGTTAAGTGATCCACTTATTGTAAAAAAAATCGATGTAAAAAAACTAAAACAAACTAAAGGTGTTAAATTAGTAATGTTAAATGCAAGACCTGAAGATGTATATCATATTTTCTATACAACTCGTATTTTTAATTATCCTAGTTTAATTGAGATAGTAGCAAATACATTAACAAATCAATTAGTCTTACAAAATGTTTGTCCACATTATATTTTAAATTATCATTGGAATTATGATAATAATGCAATTAATTTATATAATGAATATGCTACATTTGGTGATTTTTATAAATGGGCTAAAACGGATCATTCTCATGAAATATGGATGAATGCTCTTTTTCAAATTTCAGTAGGTCTTTACGCTATAAAGAAATATTATAATATGCATCACACCGATTTTCATACAGGTAATATACTAGTTCATAAAGTAAAACCTGGAGGATATTGGCTTTATACAATAAATCGTAAAAATTATTACGTCCCGAATTTAGGATATATTTTTTTACTTTCAGATTTTGGATTTGCATGGATTCCTAATAAATTATTAGTAGAATGGCATTATAAAGATAAACTAACACATCTTACTAAAGTTGGTCTAGAATTTTACGATTTACTCATTTTAATAGAATCCATCAGAGATATCAATTTACCACAAACATTTTTAAACGTATTAGAAAATATGTTTACAAAATCAGAAACTTATATGTATACAACAAAATATTATAAATCCGAATATGAATATTATAAAAATAAAAATGACATTAAAAAAAGAAATCATTTCCAAAGAATTTTAAACACATACCCGAATATTACAAAGACTTATAATGGTTTAAATAAAACACTATTGAATAAAATTCAAGACACTTTTTATGATTTGTACAAAGATACACACGGACAGCAAGGTACCTTACAGATGGCGAACCCATCTGTTCGGCAAGGTACTTTTAACGACGATGTTGTTAGACAGCAAGGTACTTTTAACGACGATGTTGTTAGACAGCAAGGTACCATAATTGAAAAATATTCATTAGATAAACAATTAAAACGTAAAAATTTTACAACTAATTTCCGTCATTTTATTGTTTAACCATTCTTCATTTTATTTTTTATAATTATCAAGTTTCTTTTTAAACTTCTTTGTATATTTAATTTATTAAATTCAATTCCTGTTTGATCAGACACAAGAATTGTCTTGACGCCAATAGATTCAACTTTAGTAGTATTGTAAATAGCGTCATCAAAAAAATTATTTCTTTTTCTGTACATCCTATTTTACAAATTAATTCTTTAATCATTTCATCTTTACCAGTATATTCGTCTATATTATTAATCGCAGGATGTAACTTTTTTTGTTCTGATATTGTATAATCAAATAAGGATGTAACTTTTAACATGTCTAAATATATAGTTGGATTTTTATTATGAGTAGCTATACACAATATTTTACCATTGTTTTTTAAATTTTGCAAAAATACTCTTACTTGTTCATGATAAATTTGTTTATACATTTCATTAGCACCGTGCAAATATAATGTATTATCTAAATCGAATACAAAAACTTTATAATCACTTTTTATAACAGAATTTTTTGTTTTTTTAGTAACACCTTTTAGAATTGATAAATTTCTAACAGGTCTCATTTTTAAACTTGAATTATTATTTTCATTTCAATTTTTAGTTATTATATATAAGTCCAATCTTCACAATCTACACAATCTTCTACTTTTACACATTCTGGAAAATCAGTTTCCCAATGAGGAATTATATTATTAATTATATAATCTATACGATGTTTTAATATAGACTCACCATAACCTAATTTTTCTTTTGATCTAAAAGAACATGTATTCCCAACGTGACACTTAGTATTCACATAATACCCTAAACTTGAACATGTCATACCGCAATTACCAATAAAAAGTGGATCAGCATCGTGACCAAAATGATAAATTTTATCACTATGTATATCACCTAAACCAACTAAATCTATATAATGCTTATCACCTGGCGATTCAAAGGCAACTGCTGTTTTATTATAAGTTAAACCCATCATACTAGCTAAAGTACCACCTAAAGAATGTCCAGTAAATATTACTAAACTATTCTCAAAATCAACATATTCCTTAATTTTACTTACTATATTATCTGCAATATTCATATAATTATACGAATATTTCGCACTTGATTTATAACAAGCTTTACAACACGTATTTTCATCTTTATACATACATTCTTTACAACTTTCAATATGTTTGTAAAAACAACAAGAAAAATATAAATTATCATTCACTTTATCATTTGTAGGAATATAACAGTTCGAGTTGTTTTCCATCTGTAAGGTACCTTGCTGTCTAACAACATCGTCGTTAAAAGTACCTTGCTGTCTAACAACATCGTCGTTAAAAGTACCT